ACACCTAATCCAACAACTGCTCCTACGACTGCACCAACTACAGCTCCTACTCCAGCTCCTACTCCAGCACCTACAGTTGGAACATTCTCAGTGCAAGTTAATGCTTCAACGCTTGCCTCATCTGGAGGATCTGCCACTGTATATTATAAGTTAGGATCTGGTGGTGCAAAAACATCATTAGGAACATTTAGTGGACCGGTATGTAATAGCTCCGCAACAATAGGTACTATTAGTGGTATAACTTCGGGTACTGTATTGTATATTGGATTGCAAGCATTAGGAAGCGATATTCAATTTGGAGCATCTGGTTGCGGTGGATCAGCTATAACGTATTGTGGATATAATACCACGCCGTACTCATTCACAGTTACTTCAGGTACATCTGTATTCTTAAAAGCAAACGTATCAGCAGGTGGATTTACTTCTTGTTAATAATTCTAAAATAAAAAATTATATTATGGAAAATTATATTTATTTTGATACTCCCACAGAAAAAGGAATAGCTGGAAATGTATTTTTTTCGAATGGGTATGGAGCAATTGTAACTCGTATAGATACAAATACCGGTCTTTATAATATTGCCTTCTTAATACAACAAGATTATCATACTTGGAGTTGTGATTTAGATGATAAACTTCTAAACATAACTCAAGAAAGAGAAATTTATGACCTTGACGAAACTCAAATTGATAACTATCTATCACAAATAAAAGTACTTTAAAATAAAAATAAAATAGCTATATTAAATGCCAACGTACCAACAAATACTACAACTAACGTCAGTCGGAGCAAACTCTGGCCCGTTCAACGTGTATTATGATAGTATAGATTCAATTCATTTAATCAGCAGTAGTCTTAGTTCTGCAACTCTTTTGACTGGATTAGCAATTAATATTCCAAACCAAGCTTCTTCGGTTATATTAGTAGATCAGAGTCCCTATTGTAGTAATGCCTCTCAAACCTTTGTGGTTACTCCAATTACACCAGCTCCAACTACGGCACCTACACCAGCTCCAACAACAGCACCCACCCCAGCTCCTACTACTGCTCCAACGCCTAGTCCTACTCCTTTAACACCAGCTCCAACAACAGCACCTACTCGAACTCCAACACCAGCTCCTACGATTACTCCAACAACAGCACCTACAACCGCTCCTACTCCATCACCTACAACTGCTCCAACACCTAACCCTACTCCAGCACCAACTACTCCTGCACCTACTGTAGCAACAGCTGCTATTACTTTATACGCTGCAACTGACACGACTGTATCTAGTCCTATTAGATTTTATTATAGAATTGGTAGTGGTGGTACATGGCAAAGTCTTAACTATACAACGGTAACACAAGGATACAGTTCTTATAGCAATATTAACACTGTTAACGTACCAGTTGGTTCTGCTATTTACTTTGCTGTGAAGAATAGTAGTAATCAAAACATAGTATATGGTGCAGGATATCAAAGTGGTATATCTACTGGTAATTGTGGAGACAGTTCACCATACTTAGCAAATGCTAGTGTATCAATCAACGCTAGCTACTACGTGAACATATACACAATCACATCAGGAAATCTTTATACCTGCTAAAATATATTTATAATCATGGCAGCAATTAACTATACACCCTATACTCTAACAATTGGATCTGAAACTACAATTTACCAAAACGAAGTAAAATGTAGAATTTCTGAAAACGATTTTAACTATTCCCAAAATCCTACTGTCTTTAATAATGTTAGTTATATAAGTGGGTCAGGCTCATTACCTATTTATGCACCTTATGGTCAAGTAAATAAAAGTGGACGAATTACAGATGGTACCTTAGCAAATAATGTAACAGGATCAGATTTTAATCCTTATACAACAACTATTGGTTTATACAACGAAGCCAATGAATTATTGGTAGTTGGTAAACTAGCAACCCCGTATCCAATTCCTTCAAATACAGATATGACTTTTATAGTTAAATGGGATTCGTAAAAAATAATATATGTTACAACAATGGTTTTTATATGAAAATGGTCATATTACAGAATACGATTCTGTAGACAAATTTCCTTTAAATTGCGTAGGATTCGTCTACAAAATTACAAATATCCAAACTGAAAAATTTTATATAGGTAGGAAGTCTTTATTTTCAAATACAAAAAAGAAGTTAACTAAAGCTGAAAAAGCTTTGCAAACTGGTCCTGGTAGAAAACCAACTTCTAAAAGAGTAATAGCAGAGTATAATTGGATTAATTATTGGGGCTCAAATAAAACTATTTTACAAGAAATTAAAGAGGGTGGAACAATTAATTTTAGAAAAGAAATCCTTAAATTCTGCTATAATAAAAAGCAATTAACTTATTGGGAATTGTACCACCAATGTATAAACAACGTTCTTCTTAGAGATGATTGCTATAATGACAATGTACTCGCTAAATTCTTTCGAAAAGATTTGGTTACTCCAGAATAATTACGTATGATTAGTATTAATGGATAAAATACACTTAGTACTGGGATTATTACATAAAGTTATAGGTAGATCGAAGTCATCTACAAAAGGTAATCATGCTTTTCATTGTCCCTTTTGTAAGCATCATAAGCCTAAATTAGAAGTTGATCCGAGCACAGGATTTTATAACTGTTGGACTTGTCAACCTGCTACAAAAGGTAGGAATCTAGTAAACTTATTAAAAAAACTACGCGCAACATCTGAGCAAATTGCTGAGATGAGATCTTATTTTCCAGACGGAAAAGGTGAGCAACAAGACAAAAATTATCAAGTCGTAGAGTTGCCTAAAGAATTTGAATCTTTAACTAAAAGTAGTATTAAACTTCCGCACAGACAAGCTAAGTCCTATATTCAAAAGAGAGGCTTAACTGATATAGATATTATAAAGTATAATATTGGTTATTGCGAAACCGGCAAATATCGAAACTCTATTATAATACCTTCCTATAACGAAAACGGAAGACTCAATTACTTTATATCAAGATCTTTTGAGAAAGATCCAGCTCGCAAATATAACGCACCTTCATGCAATAAAAACGACTTAATAGGGTTTGAATATTTTATTAATTGGAGAGTTCCAGTAATTCTATGTGAAGGTATTTTTGACGCTATTGCACTGAGACGCAACGCAATTCCTTTGTTTGGTAAAACTATACCAAAAGCACTAATGATGAAATTAGTACAAAGCGATGTTAAAACGGTTTATTTAGCGCTAGACAACGATGCATTAAAGCAATCGATAGATTATGCCCAACAGTTATTAAACCTTGGTAAAGACGTTTATTTAATTGAATTAGAAGGCAAAGATCCTTCCGAAATAGGTTTTCAAGGTATGACAAAATATTTACACACAGCTAAGCAGCTTACATTTAGCGACTTACTGCTTAAGAAAATGCAATTATGATAATAGAACAACGCTCAGATGAATGGTTTAAAATTAGAAAAGGGAAAATAACTAGCTCAGAAATACATAAAATAATGGGTGGTAAGACAGCTAATGACTTAACTGACACTGCTAAAACTTACCTACTTGAAAAAGTATCTGAAACTTATGGTGGATTTTCACAGTTAGCTCAAGGTGTTGCTTTGGAATGGGGTACTGAACTTGAATCTTTAGCTGTTGAAAAGTACGCAGAACACATTGGTTTGCAAGTAAATAAAGCTTCCTTCATTCCAGTTGGTGATTATTTTGGCGGTTCTCCAGACGGTTTAGTACCACCTGAGGGGATTATTGAAGTGAAGTGCCCATACAATTCCTCCAATCATTTTAAGCACGGACTCATTAAAACATCAGAAGATTTCAAGAAAATAGCTCCAAACTACTATTACCAATGTCTTTCTAACATGATTTGTGCTGAAGCTCAATGGTGCGATTTCATTAGTTTTGATCCTAGAGTCGATCCTGAGTATGAAATGTTTGTATTTAGATTTAATAAAGATGAAAAAGAAGCTGAATACATGATAGAAAAAGTAAAAGTAGCAGCTAATTACATCAAAGAGTTGAAAGAAAAGATAGAAAGTACCAGACTACTCAAAGGGTAGATATTTATTAGCATATGATTAATGCTAAATTACTAGGCAAAAGGTTAGCCGAAGCCATTATAAACGAGCCAGGTCCTTGTTTTTACCCAGGTAAATTCAAACCACCTCACAAAGGCCACTACGAAGTAGCTAAGAATTTGGCTAGTAGAAATTATGTAAAGAAAGTTAACGTTATTATTAGTAGAAAAACTATTGATGGTATTACACCTGAAGACTCTTTAATGATTTGGAATATGTATTTAAAAGCGGAGCCAAATCCAAAGATAAGCGTTACAATTTCTACAGACGAATCTCCTATTGTTAGCATTATTCACTACTTAGAAAACTATCCAAATGTAAGCACAGTTTATGTTGCACAAGGTGATGATGAGGTAGATGATACAGAATATATAAAATCACTTCAAGATCAGTTTGGGGATAGAGTAAAAGCAATAAAAGTACACGAAAAGACAGGTATAGTGTCAGCTCCTTATGTTAGAAATACATTAAGTAGTGGTGATTATGAGAAGTTTGCTGAAACAATACCAGAAGCTGCTTATAATAGAGGTGTAGCACCTAAGGTTTTTAAAATGTTAGCACCTAAAGTAAAACAAAATGATGGACAAGCAGAAGCTTAATACGTTAAAAGACTTTATTAAATTCTGTAAAAAAGAATTAAATATACAATCACTACCAAAAATTATTTTGATAGATGATAAATCCTTTGTTGAACAAAATAGATCCTATGGAGAATACAATCCAGGCGACAATTCTATAAAAATAGTTTATTTAAATAGAAACCTAGCTGATGTTTGTAGAAGTTTAGCACATGAATTAACTCATCACAGACAGAGTGAATTGCATATGATAGGAAAAGATTCTGGCAACACAGGAAGCGATATTGAAAACGAAGCCAATGCACTGGCTGGTATTATGATGAGAGACTACGGTAAGTTAAATTTAAGTGTTTATGACTTAGATGCCACTAAACCTCTAAACGAAATTGGCGAAGGGACTAAAACTTATCATTGGGAATTTGTAGAAGAAGATGCTGATGGTAATTATTTTTACTCTTTCCAAACAGATAAAAGCTACTACGATGTAGGTATTGCTAACTTAGAAGATGAAATGTACGATTTATCGTTTAATGCGACGAGTGGAGATGGATTTGATACTGATTTAGATACCAATGAGGGAGTTCCCTTAAGAGTGTTATCAACTATCGTAGATATTGCAAAAGATTTTATTGATAAAGTAAATCCTGATATTGTTATCTTTAGACCGATTAAAACCAAGCAGACCGATAAGGAAAACGACACTAGACGTTACAAATTATATGGCGCTTATTTAAGGAAGAACTTACCATCCAATTACAAGCTAATGGAATTTGGTGGTACATATAGAATAGTAAAAAAATAAAAAGTTTAAATAACTGTTATGGAAAATAATTTAAAGAAAGAGTTTACGAAAAGAGATGTTACTAGAATGAGAAACATCTTAACCAAGAAGGCGGATGACAGAACTCAGATACAAACTGGTTGGGAAAAGCAAACGGAAATACATAAAGAAGGAGATGTTTGGGAACAGGATGGAAAAAAATGGACTATTAAAAGTGGAATAAAACAAAGTATAACTAAGTTAGACGAACTTAAAAAATTAGTAGTTTTACCTCTTTGTTGTCCAAATTGCGGAGGTGTAATGAAAAACCACGAATATAATAAAAAAATGTGGGCTATTCATAAAATGTGTATTGACTGTGTTGCCACAATGGAATCTAAAATAAAAATGGAAGGGAAGTGGGATGAGTATTGTTCAAATATAATGAATTCAAACAAGAATGCTCAATTAGATTATCTAGAACAAGCCTTAGATACTTGGATTGACCAAAATGATACATTTGTTTCTGAAATGGGGGAAGTGGAAAAGTGGGGCGGTGGAGACAAAACTTCAATATACAAACGGGTCAAAGATCAGATTGCTGAACTAAAGAAACGAGATATTTATAAAGAAGAAAACGAATAAATATGCCTTTCAAATCCAAAGCCCAGCAAGGATTCATGTTTGCAACAATGCCAAAAACGGCTAAAAAGTGGGCTCATGAAACGCCAAATATAGAAAAATTGCCTCAACACGTTAAAGAAGAAACTATGATGGAAGAACATTTCGATCACCCAGGCTGCGAAGATACAGTGGGTAAGATTTTTGTGGTATTGAAGCCACATATTGAAACTTCACCAGAAGACATGGTACAAACTACACATGCTTTTGGCATGGGTCAATATGATCCTCAAGGAATTCATGGTGTTTACAATGACGAAGAAGAAGCAAATATGGTAGCTGAATCAGCTCATAAAGAATTACACAAACATTTAAGCGAAGTTGAAAAGAAAAAAGATCATATTTTAGGTAAGATAACTCATCATATTGGCAGACTTCAAAAAGAAGTAAATGGTCATATGAAAGAAGCTGCTGAAAAACCTGAATTAACTGAAAAGCATCATGAATTAGCAGAAAGAAAAATGGCTAAAATTAGAGAATTGCGCACTAAGCATAAAATGGTTATGGCTTCAAAAAAAGAATTACCTAAAAAAGAAGAAGAATAATGGACCAAATATAACAATTTATATCAACGTTAATGGCTTCGAGAGATCAAGCGCACGTATTCCATTGGCAAACAATGTCTTATGCAGCTCACAAAGCTCTTAATGATTACTACGACGAAATTGTAGGGTTATTTGACGGATTAGTTGAAACCTACCAAGGTAGATATGGTATTATAAAAGGATACACAAGTCCTGCTACTTTTAAAGAAGACGACCAAGCAGTAACTTATTTTGAAGCTTTATCTAAGTATGTAGAGACGGCTAGAAAAAGTATTCCTCAAGATTCTTACATTCAAAATCAAGTTGATGAAATCGTTGGATTAATTGAAGAAACTAAGTACAAACTTAAATTTTTACATTAATGGTAGACGAAGAAAGTAAAGGACTTTGGGCTAATATTAACGCTAAAAAAGCCAGTGGTGAGAAGTCATCACCTAAAAGCTCGGAAGCTTATAAAAAAGCAGTAGCTGCAGGAAAAAAAATAAATCAAATGGATGAAACTGAAGATTTTTGTCCTACTTGTTTAGCTGAATACTTGGTTGAATATGCAAATAAATTAGAAGAAGCAGAATACCATGGTCGTAAAGTGACTCTTGGCAAACCTTTTTTAACACCAGGCGGACCTAAGAAAAGATCTGTTTATGTTAAAAATCCAAAAGGAAACGTTATTAAGGTGAACTTTGGCGATCCTAATATGAGAATAAAAAAATCTAATCCTGCTAGGAGAAGAAGTTATAGAGCAAGACATCATTGTGATAATCCTGGACCAAGAACAAAAGCAAATTATTGGTCTTGTAAAGCATGGTAAATAAAATAAAATAAAATGATACAATTAAACGAAATTAAAAGAATGCAGCAATTAGCTGGTCTTTTAACTGAAAATGAAAGTAAGGAAACACCAGAACAAGCAGCTCAAGAAGCTACTGCAATGGCCGCTAAGTTAGATGCATCTCCTGTTACAGATAAAGTAGCAGCAGACATAGCAAAAAATCCAAATGCTTCTAAGCAATTAATGAGCTTATTAAGCAAATATGGTATTGATCCAGCTACATTAGATGAAAACATAGACACTAGCGCCGTACAAAAACTAGCTTTAGGAATGGCTAAGAAAGCAGAAACAGCTCCAATTTCTGAGGAAGAAGGCGGACTTGATTTCGGAGGAGCTTTTTGGACAGGATTAGTAGGCGGTGGAGCTTTAGCGCACTACTTGTTTAGTAAAGAAACTGTAGACTTCGTAGGAGGTTTAACACATTCTACAGCAGCTCTACCTGAAACTCTAGTAGGTGCAATACTTGGCGCACTTGTAGCTGTAGTTGGTAAGAAGGTATACGACATGACTAAGGGAAAATAACCGACAATAGTGGTAAAACTTATAGACATATTAAACGAAATTCTAGAAGAAAAAGAAGATCGTTGTCTAAAAATTGCTCGTCGTAAATACGATAAGCCTTCTGCTTATAGATCTGGTGCAATTGTTAGATGTAGAAGAGGGGAGATTTGGAAAGGACTAAAAGAAGAAGATTTAGTAGAAGAAAAAGAATCTTTGCATAAATGGTTTTCTAGAAAAGGCGGCGAAGGACATAAAGGGTGGATTGATTGTAATACGTGCCATGAAGTAGATGGACATAAAAAATGTAAGCCATGTGGTAGACAAAAAGGAGAGACTAGAGTAAAGTATCCTTCTTGTCGTCCAACACCTTCTCAATGTAGTAGATCAGGCAAAGGAAAAACTTGGGGAAAGACAAAATGATAAAGTTAATTAATATCCTAACATGAGAATAAAAAAACATATTCCTGCTAGAAGAAAAAGTTATAGAGCGAGACATCACTGTGAAAATCCAGGACCAAGAACAAAAGCAAATTATTGGTCGTGTAAAAAATGGTAATATGATAAAACTAACTGAAATATTACAAGATATAATAGCTGAGAAAAAACTTTGTAAAAAGGGTAAAGCTTATTATAATCGCCGTAG